TCCACACTTTTTTGCTGTGCTTATCATGTTTCCTTTTTCTGTTATTAATCCTAAGTCAAATTTTGTAAATGTTTCTTTGTACCCGTATAATAGATCTTTATATAAATATAAATTTTCATTACATTTTGCTACTAGTATGTATTCATGTCCATTTTTACTAATTACTTTTGGTATTTTCATTTGCTTTTCCTTTCAAATATTTATATATTACTCTTTCAACATAAGCTAATGCTTCATAATTGCTTATGTATCTTCCATCATGTCTATGTCTTACTGTACTTCTTATTATCTTTATTTCTTGATTATATTGTCTTTTGTACATTGTTGCTAATTGATTTTTACTTAATCCTTGCTTCCATTTTTGAATTATCTCTTTATCTTGCATACTACACCTCTTTAGAAACTCTTTAGATGTAGTATGCTCTTTTATCTGTTTATTAATTCTTTTGCTTTATTTTCAAAATGTTGTTTTATACAGTCTTTACAATCTCTGTTTCCACCAACAACTGGGCAATCAAAATTTCTAAAAATACAATATTCTTCTGTTGGTAATGGTTCATTGCCTATCACTATTGCCATTAAATCTATTATCTTATTTTTCTTTTCTAATAGATTTAAGACTGTTTCTATACAGTCTAACTCATATCTACTGTAATAATTATTACAATCATAAGCCATATTAATGTATTTTAGTTTTTCTATCGCTTCTTCTTCATTCATTGTTTAGTCCTCCTCAAATTTATATTGATTTAATATATTATTTGTTTCTGTATAATCAAAAACTTCATTCTTTTTTGTTATAATTTTGTCTTTATAATATTCTAGTTCATCTTTTATCTCTTTTATTAAATCAGTATTTTCGAATTTAATTTCATCAAATAATATTTGTTTTATAAAATATGGTTCTTCATTATAATTAAATATAAATCCACGGTATTTATATCCATCATTTTGAGGTCTTTCAACATCTGCTTCTCTTATAAGTTCAGTATCAAATAATTCAAAAAAGTTTTTATAATCTTTTTGAACTTCTACTTGTATTAGTTGTGTTCCATCTTCCTCATAAAATGTAATATATGTTTTTTCTTCATTTGTGATTATGCAAAAGTATGATATTGTATCATTTTTTCCCATACTTTTTTGAATCTCTTTAGCTGATATTTTTAATATTTCATATATTTTTTTAAAGTTGTTATATTCTTTTACCATATCATCATACTCTTCTTTATATTTATATTCTTCCATTATTCTTTACCCCACAATTCTTCAAAATTACTTGTGTTCTCTATTTCATCTAAATCTAATGTATCTGATTGTTCTTCTAATTTTGCATTACTTGCATTAAATTCATTATCAATATCTCTTTGAATATCATCAATATTAAATTCTTCAAACTCTCCAAAGTTTTCATTATATTCTTTTACTGCTTTACTAAATCTATCTTTTGATTTCATTGTTTCTAAATTATTTTGTAAGTTTCTTATTCCATTTTCATATTTTTCTTTAGCTTCTAAAAATCTTTCTACTATTAATTGTTGTTTTGCTATTTGTTCTTTTAATACTGATATTCTTTGTTTTGTAGTATTTGTTTCATCATATACTTGTTTTGCACCTTTTTTGTCATTTTTCGTTTTACATATATCAAAACATCTATCTAATCTCTTTAAATTATTTTCATTTTTCTTTAATTCATCTTTATATGTATCTAAAGTACCTTTTGCATTATAATAACTTTCATTAAGTTTTTTTAAAGCCTCTTTTTGTCTACTTAATCCTTCTTCCACTTTTTCTATGTTATCTACTTTCACAATCTTATTAAAAAACCTATCCCATAATATTTTAATTTTTGTTAATTTTTTCATTATTATCTACCTCTTTCTCTTTATTTAATTCTTCAACAAATCCTGTTGTTATAATTCCAGTTGGCAAAGCTACAAATGCTATTCCTACTAAACTTGATATTATACTTATTAATTTACCTATTTCTGTTTTAGGACATATATCACCATATCCAACGGTTGTTAAAACAGTTGTACTCCAATATATTGCTTCAAAAAAATTATTAAAACTTTGTCCTTCAAATTGAAACATTATTAATGCACTTACGAATATAAATCCTATTGTAAATCCACATACAACTTTTAAAATATCTTTATTTTTTTCTACTACATTTTTTATTATTTTAAATTTTTTAGAATACCTTAATGTTTTAGCAATCATTAAAATTCTAAATGTACTAAATAATGTTAGAATTGGGTTATTATAAAATTCACTAAAACACGAAATTATAATTGTTAAATCAAATATTGCCGAAAATGTTATTGGATATTTTATAAAACTAATTACTCCTTTTTTTAGCCTATAATCTGATGTTATCCATCTTAAAATATAGTCTATTACAAATATCAAAGTTGTTATTATAGTTATTACATAAGTAAATTTATTTTGTTCTTTAAATATTAGTGGAACGATGCTTACCCATATACAAATAAGCATCATAATGTCATACCACTCAAAATATTCTGTATCTTTTTCTACTACTCTATATAATTTTTCTCTTATTTTCATTTTCTTCTCCTATAAAGAACATATAAAAACTATTAACGCTATTAGTCCAATAGTTAATATTGATATAATTCCGATAAAGATTGTCCAGTTATACCATTTCCATCCATCATAAAATGGTTTGTTTTCATTTTCCTCTGTTTTTGCTTCATCTAAAATTTTGTCAATTTCTTCTTTTGAATATCCTTTTTCTTCTAATGCTTTAACTATATCTTGTTCACTAACTTTGTCTTTTTCTTTGTCTTTATCTTTAAAAATTTCACTTAACATATAATAATTAAATATACTATTACTTAATGAATAACTTGGCTGTGTTGAATAATTAGTATAATATGTTGGATTGTTATTTACTATTGTTGTACTTTCTTTTGGTTTTACAGTTTCGTGATTTACTATTGTTCTTCCTGTTTCACTTTTAGTTGTTGTATAAGTTTTTCCTGTACTTGAACTTGTTGTTGTTTTAGGTGTTGATGAACTTACACTTGATGATTTACTACTACTTGTCGGTGTACTTGCTTTAACACTACTTGAACTTGATTTAGTTGTTGTACTAGGTGTACTTGCTTTAACTGAACTATGTACTGATGTATGTGTTGAGCTATGCACTGATGTATGAGCTCTTCCATATACATTTGTTGGCAATATTAAACATATCCCTATAAAAACTACTAATAAACTTGATATTATTCTTTTAAAATTCTTTTTCATTATTTATCCCCCATTTCTTCTAGCATTTGATTTGCTAAATTTAATACTTTTGTAATTTCTTTATTTTGTTTTACTATATATTCTAAAATCGTCCATAATCTATTATCTAACATATATACATTTTGATATAATTGTGTATCTTTGTTAAATCCTAATCTTATTTCAACTACCTTTCCTATATTTCCTTTATTTGTTCTCACATATTCGTTTACTTCTATCATCTCTTACCTTCTTACATAAGTGCTTCAAATGTAACTTGTCCATCTTCCATCATTCCATTTAAAATATCTTCACTTATCATTTTTTCTTTTGCTTGATTATAAAAATCCTTTTTTATTTCAAAGCCATAAGCGTTTCTTTTCAATTCTGCACATGCTCTTAATGTACTTGCACTTCCGTGCTACTGGATCTATTACTACATCACCTTCATCTGTAAATATTTCTATTAGTTGCTTTAATAAGGTAATTGGTTTTTGTGTTGGATGTATCTTAGGATATAGTTTAGAATTATCTCTCTTCCATTCAAACCAGTTGAATATCATTTTTCCTTTTTGTTCTTCTGTTTTGCCATTATTAAATTTTGGTAGTTTATCTCTATAAAGTACCACTGCATATTCTGTTGCTCCTACTATTTTCATATTAGCTTTTAATACTGATGCTGAATAATTTTTTACAAATACAAGCGGATAACTTTTCATTAAACCATGTCTTTTCGCCTCATCTATTACCATTTGCATTTGTTCAAAAGCACAGAATACTATCATTGCTGGAGCTTGTCCTTTTTCTTTCGGTTCTTTCTTTAAATATCTTGTACAAAAATCAAAAAAATTGTTTATTTTAAAGTCTTTATCGGTATCAAAGAATGCTTTATTCGCTTTATCGCTTTCTCCTTTTTTATTATCTCCATTTATGTACCAGCTTGGATTACTTGCATAAGCATTATTCCCAAGGTTATATGGTATATCTGCTATAATTAGTTGTGCATGTGGTATTCCATATCTTTTGGCATTTTCAAAGTGATCATTGTATAATTCTATTTTACATTTTCTGTTCATCTTTTATTTTCCTTTCATTTGATTATTCTTAATTCCAATTCAGGATACTTCTTTTCAAATAATTTATGTTTTAATTTGAATACATCGGTCTGCATTCCTTTTACATCTTCTACTATTGTTTTGCCATTTTCTATATATTGAAAGTCAGCTACATATTCGATTTTCCTAAAAGTTTTACCATTTTTCTTAAAACTATCTTGTAGTAAAAATCTTGGTTGTAATTTTAAATCACTTATTTCGCCTGCTTTTAATAATAGTTTTAGTTCTTTATACCTTTTGCTTTCAGCTATACTATCAAATACATAATCTTCTACTATTACTTTTTTATTTCTGTATTTGTTCACTTTTCTTTAGCTCCTTTTCTATATAATTTTCACATCTCCAAATTCCTTTAAAGTTTTCATTTTCAAGTCTGTTACAACCTATGCACTTTACACATTTGCCGCTCAAGCGGTGGATAATTATATTTCATAATCTACTCCTAAACATCAAACCAGCCAAAAATTGTTGGTGTACTTTGCCCAGCAACTGCTATTGCCCATTCGTTATGCCATTCCAAATCAATAATATATTTGCAAATATGTGCTAGTTTGTTTTTATTTCTTGTTTTAAACGCTATAAATAATATTTTGTTTTTTCTTCTATATTTTTTTATATATTTTTCTATTTCTTTAAGCGTTGTATCTCCATTTATAGATTGTTCCATATCTCCTAAAAATTCTTCAATTTCATCATACTGCTTTTTACTTAAATTATGAATTTGTTTGTTTAGGTGCTGAAAATATTCAAAATATTCGTCCATAACTACCTCCTAGCTAGTCCTCTGGCATTTCATAATAAGTATTTTGGGGTATAATTTCTAATCCACCAAAAAGGCTATTAAAATTTTGATTTTTTCTTGTTTCAATAGTTGTTTTTACAATTTCTTGTAATACTTCTTTTGCTCTTTCTTCTGTTTTATAAAATCCTAAATCATCATATAAGCTATCTACTGTTTCATATCTTATAAAAAATGCTGTTTTTTCTTCATCTTGTGTTATGTATATTTGTGTTAAATTATCAAAATTAACTATATTTGTCTTATCTTGACTTACTATTATCATAACTACCTCCTATTATCTTATAGCCTTTAAACTTTCCTATTTGTAATTCTTGTTTTGTAATCCATTTTTGCCATCTACCACATTTGCCACAAAATAATCCCCTTCTGTTGCCTTGTATTTCTACAAATAATTCTTCACTATTACATTTGTTACATTTTTCTATCATAATTACCTCCTAATCTATTCTTGGAATATGGTTCATATTTATTGCAATAAAACCGTTTTCTGTTCTCTCATATACTGCTACTGTTTTGCCTGTATATTGGCATTTCTTTTTATCTATTGCTTTTACATATCCCATTTTTTCTAATTCTGTTAGCCTTGGTGCTGTATAATTTCTTTCTGTACTTGGTATAAAACCTAAATCAAATAATTCTACTGCTAATTCTTTCGCTGTCTTAGGCTTGTCTAATCTATTTAAAATTTGTATATATCTTATTTTTGTCTTATCTTGTATGTCGTCTAAACTCATTTGTCGAGTCTGATATGTTATTGTATTCATTTGTTTATCACTTCCTTTAATCTACAAATTCTCCCCATTCTAAATTTTTATATAAATTTTTTCGTGGGTCTTCTGAGTAATATCTATATGTATTCTCACTTATTTTTGCTTTTATATCTGCTATTTTCGGTGTAAACTTATTAGTCTTGATTATCTGGTCTACTGTTTTTCCAAATTCTTCTGCAGATATATTTTGAAATTCCTGAAACCACATCCTAGCTTCTTCTTGTGTAAATTTTTTATTATATGCTATTTGTATTTTTCCTAATTGCCTTTTAAAATCTTCTTTATTCATTTAAAAATCCACCACCTTGCTTGTGTTTTTTTCTTTTTTAGGATTTTTTAAGTTCTCTTTTTTTACTGCATCTACAACCCATTTTTTTATACATAAATAATGTGATTTTGCTTTATACCCTTTCATTTCAATATACTCATCAAGGTATTTTATAAGTTCTTCCCAATTTTGATATTCTTTCTGTAGTTTCTGTAATTCTTCATCTTTCAACAACACATTTTTATATTCTCCATATTTGTGCTTGTTGGCTTTTACAGAAGCTGTAGAAGATTTTTCTTCGGAAGCTGGTATATTATTATCTAACTCTATACTATCCTTACCTAACTCTAACCTATCTCTAACCTGGGTATCCATTTTGTATACATCTTGTATACATTTTGTATCCATTAATGTATAAGCTTTATTTTCATCAAGTTTTAGCATTGATTTTTCTTCTTTGTATTTTGTTTCATGATACCTATCTTTTTGTATGTAATTGTGTATTTGCCAATGTTTTATTACTACTACACCACTTTCGAATGGTAATAAGAATTTTTTTGTTAGTAGTATTTTTAAGTCATCATCTTTGCACCCTATCATTCTCATTATATTTTTAGGATTATTTATGAATCCATCATCATCAGCTCTCATACTTAAATGAAAATATAATAATTGAGTTGTGTGTGGCATATCAAGAAATGCATCACTATCTATTATTGTTTTTGCAAACATTCTTCTTTCTGCCATTGTTTCTCCTTTCGTACAATATAAGGGCAAACTTTGTTATGTCTGCCCTTGTTGCCTTATAATCCTAATTCTTTTAATGTGTATTTTTTATTTTCTTTCATTCCTTTGTAAATATCATTTGTAAATCCTGGAAGTCTTGTTATAGTTTTTGAAGTTGCAATCTTTATTTCCTTAACTCCTGTTGAATATGTCCATTTTTGTATGTATTTAACTTTATCCTTAAAAGGTCTGATAACTCCTGATAAATATCTTTTTTCTGTTTCATCTAATACTACTTCTTCTCTTTCAAATACTGTTTCATATTTTATTGGTCTTTCGACTTTTGCTATACTTACATCATCATTAAAATATCTTAATTGTTCATCAATACTATCAAAAGAATAGTTAGAAGTTTTATCGAAAAATATTACTTGTCCATTTTTTAATGTACATTTATCGCCATGTTTTAAATCTGCTTTTGTAAATTGGTTTTCTTGTGCTAATTCTACATTGTATTTAAATATAAAGCCAAAATAATCTCCTTTATCTTTATATATTGCTAGTCTATTATTATCTATTTTTGCAATTCTACATATATCGCCAATTTTAAATCCATAAGTCGTATATTGATCGCCGTTTTTTTTGCTTATTATTTTTACTCTATCTCCAATTTTAAATTTCATTTTCATTACCTCCTAATATTTTTTTATAAATTAACTTTTCTTTGTTCCAATTTGCTCCATAAATACCTTTTAAATAGTTTTCTATGTAGTCCTCATATAATTCTGTATTTTGTCCAAAATCTTCTTGATAATGACATTCTGGGCATAATGTAACTATATTCTCTTCTATGCCTAAACCACCGTTGACTTCTTTTTATAAAATGTGCATTTGCACAAGTTTTTGGAACATATCTACCACACGAAATACATTTATGATTATCTCTGTTCCATACTATTTCTTTTACTTTCTGTGATATTTCACAAGCTTTACTTCTTTTGCTCATTTTTACCCCAGCTTTCTAATAAGCTATTTATTTCCTTCTGTGATTTTGTTTCTATTCCATAAACTTTACAATCTTGAACTACACTATCTATAAGCCTACTCATTTGCTTTGAGTTAAAAGAACTTGAACCATAATAAGCATTTATTATCTTAAATTCTGTATTATTTATATACGTTGTATCTGCTATTTCACAAAACCATGCTATTCCTTGTGCATTCCACATTTTTTCAAATGTTTTTATATTTTCTGCTTCTATCTTAAATCTTCTAAATATTCCTAATTCTTTAACTCTTCTTCTATATTCTTCAACTGTATCTGTTTCAGATAATTCGCATAATTCCTGTAAAAGTTTCCAAAAATAATTATTAGCATTAATTGTTCTCTTTTTTATGTACTTTTTTGCTTCTATTTTAAGTTTTAAGCCTTTTAGCTGTTCTATATCTGATAACTTGTCCTTTCCGTCAATTAAAAAGCTTATTTTAGGTTTTCCGGTCTTATAATCTATGTTTATTTCCTCTAATGTTCCTGTAGTTTGCATTTAATCACCTACTTTTTATCTGGCATTGTATTACATTTATTTAATATTGCTATATATTGTTCCTTTGTTAAATCTGTTGTATAAGTTATTCCGTAATTTCTTTCTAAAGCTGTTTCAACATCAAGTCCTTTTCTTATCATAAGTGCATATATTGACTTTGCTTCTACTTCTGTTATTTTACTATTAGTTGTTTTCGCTGCTGTCTGTTGTCTTTTGTAACCTGCTTCACTCGGATTTTGGTCTGGATCTTCTCCTGTTATAATTTTATAGCTTTTCATTAATGCATATTTATCTGAATAAGTCATTGCTTTTCCTGAACCTTTATCTTGTGTATCAATTCCCTCTGCAAAAGTAATTGTTTCTATATACTCATCTGGCTTATCTATATTTACAAATCTATAAGTTGTTTTTATTCTGCTAAAAATATTATTCTTTTCTCCATAATTATTAGTTGTTGTGTACATTGTACTTTCTATTACTTCTCTATTTGTTGGATAACTATATACTCTATACTTAAACTCTAATTCCTTAACTGCTTTTAATATATCTGCTTCTCCTACTGCTTTGTATGAACTTTTGCCTTCTCCTACTGTTAAATTTTTATTTACATTTGCTATTTCATTTGTTATATTTAACATTTTCTCAAAAATATTCATTTCCTTAACTTCCATCTTACTCACCTACTTTATTCTTAAACTCGTTTTATTATCTATTATTTTTGCCCCTGGTATTATTTCTCCTGTTTCTTTTAATGCCTTTTTTATTGCTGTTTTATCTACTTTTACTGTTACCACTTTTGTTTTATATTCATCTGGTATTTGCTTTTCATCATATATTTCTACACTTATTGGATTTTTGGCTATGCTTAATGTTCCTAATGTCGTTTCTATTTTTGTGAATCCATTTTGTTCCATACATTCTTTTACATATTCTTTAAATTTTTCAAGTTTATTTTCCATTGCTTTTCTTTGTTCTGAAATTCGCTTTTCTTCACTTTTCATTGCTTCAATAGTTAATTCTATGTTTCTTGTATATCCAATTAAATTTTGACTTTTTCGTTGTAATAATTCTATCAATTCTTTCTCTACTTCTTTTTTATCTTCTTCTGACATTTCTTCCTGATCTATCAATTTTGGAAATGCCCCTACTATGTCATATAAACTTAAATTTTGCATTTTTGTTCTCCCTTCAAATTTCTAATTTTTTCTTTTAGTTCGTTTGCATATTTATAGTCTTCACTGTTCCATTTATCTTGCATCTTTAAAATAAAATACGCATTTTCTAATTGTTCTAATGTTTCCATTTCATTCTCCTCTTGATTTCTACTGTTAAAAATGCTATAATAACAATAGAAATCCATAATTTATGTGTTTTATTGAACTAATTTTCTGATTGGTAGTCTGGAATTAGTTCTTTATTTTCGTCTGTTAAATTATTTGTTAATATTTCTATATTGTTTTCTAAATCTTCTATTTTTGCTCTTAACTCATCGGCATTGTTTAATAATATTTCATTATCTTTCTGTTGCTTTCCTATCATTTTGTCTCTATTTTTTATCTTTGAATTTAATAGATCTATATCTCCTTCTAAATTGTTTATTGTATCTTTTAACAATTCATTTGCTCTTTCTGCATTTTCATTAAATAGAACTACTAATAATGCTCCAAATAAAAATCCTGCTATTGCAAAAAACATATATCTTCCTCCTTTCAAATAGTTTCTCTTACTTATGTTTTATCTGTACACTGTTATACAATTATCTAATATATACAAGCTTGCTTGATATACTAAATATACTGACATTGCCCATACTGTTGCTCTTACTGTTGCTTTTCCTATAAGTTCATATAGTTTGCTTTTGTTTATTTTTTTCATTAAATTCACCTCCCTAAATATTTTTCAACCATTTTTCAAATTTGCTTTTTATTATTAAATAGTTCCATTGTCCTGTCTTTCCTTGAAATGCTATTCCAAATGGAAATTTGTCTTGTCTTAATGCTGCTCTAACTCCTTCAACACTCATTTTTAATTTTGGTGCAATATCTGCAGGAGTTAACCTTTCTACTTCTTCATTATCATCTTCCAAGTTCTCACCCTCTTTCTTTTTCTGTATCGGTTCGTGGTTATTTTTGATTTCTTTTGAAATCACTTTTTATAAAAAAAATATCATCAAATTGCCTGTTAAGTACTCTACAAATATTAACTGCTAGTTCTGGACTAGGATTTCTTTCCCCATTAGCTATTAAACTAATTTGAGTTTGTGAACAATCCGCTTCTTTTGCCAGCTGTCTGTAAGAAAATCCTTCTTTAGTTATAATGTTTTTAAATATTTCCGCGTCCTTAAGTATTATAGTTCTATTTGCCATTTTTTCATCTCCTTCCTGTTTTCTTTTGAAAGCATTATATCATATAGATTTCATTTGTCAACACTTTTTTAATAATTTTTATAAAATTCTTTACAAAAGTAATCATAAATGATATAATATTATTGATTGGAGGAATCATTATGGAAATGTCTCTTAAAGAAATGGGCCTATATCTAAAAAAATTACGAGAAAATAAAGGATTATCCACTAGAGAGGTATATGAATTAGCTAAAGTTTCAAATAGCTACTTATCTCTTGTAGAAAATGGACACCGCAGAGCCAGTGCAGTAGTTTTGAAAAAATTAGCTTCAGTATATGGAGTTAGTTACTTGGATTTATATGTTAAAGCTGGTTATGCTGATTTAGCGGAATATGAAAAAAATAAAAATTCTAATTTTGTTTCAAAAAATAACATTGATACAGAAGGACTTGATGATAATGATATTGAAGAATTAAGGCGATTTGCTGAATTTTTAAAGAATAAGAAAAAACAAAATAAGAATAAATAAAAAAATAAGGAATAGATGTAATCAATTTTACCACGAACCGATACATTTATTCCTTGCAAACACTATTAAAAGTGAATGTACTAATATTATACAAAAAATACTTTCACTTTTCAATAGTTTATTAAAAATAAATTATAAAATTGGAGGTATTTTTATTATGAAAATTATGAAAAAAAGAGCAAATGGAACAGGGACAGTAGCTTTTTTAGGGAAAGGTCGTCAAAAACCTTATGCTGCAAGAATATTAATAGGTAAAGATTTATATGGTAAACCATTGTACTATGATATCGATACTTTTGAAGAACAATTAGATGCTTTGGTATGTTTAGAAATATACCATAAAAACCCTATACCATTAAAAATAAAACAAAATAAATATGACAGGATTGCATTCTTTCCTAAAGTTCCATATCCTCTTGTACCTGTTAATATCATAAGTGCAAATATACATAGAAAAAACAAAAGAAACTATACTTTTAAGCAAGTTTTTGAAGAAATGAAAAACAATCTATTTCCAACTAAAGAAGAAATGCAAATTGAAAGAGAGAAGCACATTAAGCCTGGTAATGGTAAATTTGCATTACATAGTTCATTAAATATGATAAATGCCTATAATCATTCCGAAGAACTTTATGATAAAATTTATAGAGAATTAAGAACATCAGATTTTCAATCATTTTTAAATGGCAAAACTCCATCATCTATAAAACAATGTATTACTTTATTAAAAAATATGGATAAATATGCATATAATGAAGATATTATTGACAAAAAATATACTGACACATTAAAAGCAACTGGTTCACATATTCAAAAAAATAAAAAAATGCCATTCACTTATGATCAAATTGACTATTTATGGAAAATCCAAACCGATAATGATAAAGAAGATCTCGTTAGAAATATCCTTTTACTTGCCATTTATACTGGATGTCGTGCGGAAGAATTATTCTTTCTTTACACTAAAAACATTCATTTAAAAGAAGGTTTTTTTGTTGGAGGTATAAAAACTGCAAATGGTATTAACAGAGAAATCCCTATACACCCTGATATTAAGTCCATTTTTGAAAAGTATTATAATGAAAATAACGATTTTTTATTTATGAAATCTAACGGTAAAAGACTCTTTTATGCAGACTATAACACTTATTATAGATTATATTTCAGAGGCAACCACCCATTCCTAGCAAACAAAACTGCTCATTGTGGTAGACATACACTTGAAACAGAATTACAAAGATTAAATATAAAACAAACAATAATAAATTCTATTATAGGTCACAAAAATGGTAATATTGGAAGTGATACTTATAATCATATTTACATAGAGGAAAAAATTGAAGCAATAAAACTTGTAACATATAAAACTGGAAAAATTATTGTGTTAAATAATATTAGAAAAACATCATAAACTTCTATAAATTCTTATAAATTAATAACAAATTAATAACAAATGCTGAATATCAAGACTTCAACCCCTTGAAATATCAGCATTTTATTATATATTTGTTATTCCTGCTAATATTAATAGTACAATTATTGTTATTACTAATGCTAGTAGCGTGATTCCTCTTGCGTTTTTCTTTTTTGTGTTCATTTTTTAAATTCCTCCTTCTTTTTTGAGACTGCTGAAATATTGAAATATCTTGAATTAAAAAAGTAGCCTCTCTTTTTCTTATGATTTTTTTATTAAGTAATAAACTTAATAAAAAAATAAAAAATCGTATTTACTTACAGTATCAACGATTTTTTTTGATTTTTTATATATTTTTCTACATTTTTTTTAAAACTTAATATTGCTTTTTTTGTTGGTATATGCTATAAAATTAAGTATATATTTTTATTTAAGTTTATTACTTAATTATGACTTTTTTAGTAAAGTTTTCCTAAAGCATAATTTTTTCTTTTAATCCTTTATGCTTTTAGAAAAAACTCTAAAAAAGTTTTTTATTTTCTTTGTTTTAATATCTTATCTTACAATTAAGTTTTATAGAACAAACTAAAAATGTACCTTTTCTATTTTTTGCAATATATATAAGTAAGCATATAAACTAATAAACTGGTAAACTAATGAACTACTAAGCTAATAAATAACTCACTAATAAATAGATCAAAAATGCAAAAAAACTAATAGTGGACATACTTTCTGGTATGTTTACTATTAGGCTTTTTTATTAGTTTAAATATTAATTTGTACTAAGAACAAAAACTGGCATTAATAACATTTGCACTGTTTAGAACATTTTAAAGTTCGCGTCTTTGTTCGTGCATGAAATTTGCTTCACAAATTTCTGTGCCTTGCTATTTTTATAATATAGTATGTTCGGGGAACTTTCCTTAGAAAATAAAATTGTATTAAAATTCTATTTTCACTTTGTGTTGTGAAATCAAAAGAATTCTTATTATTTCCTACATTAAAAAAACTTACGAACAATTAAGTCCGTAAGTTTTTTTAAAATGGAGCAGGTAGTGGGAATCGAACCCACGTCATCAGCTTGGAAGGCTGAGGTTCTACCATTGAACTACACCTGCGTGTGTATTTGATTTTAATTATTTTTTAAGAGATATTTGGAGCAGGTAGTGGGAATCGAACCCACGTCATCAGCTTGGAAGGCTGAGGTTCTACCATTGAACTACACCTGCATTTCTCTTGACAAAAAAGATTATACGGCATATCTTTAAATTTGTCAAGTGTTTTTTTATATTTTTTTATTTTTTGGGTTTTATGTTGGGCACTTTTGTTTTTCTTATTCTTCTATGTGTCATTACTTTATTGCTTTTGTTATCTCCAAAAACATACTAGACTTACTATTGCTATTTTGGCTAAAACATTTAATGCTAATTGATAATGAACACATTTTATTCCTAAATCATTTACTATATCATATTGTTGTATCATTTTTTCTATTTCTTCTTTTGTTGATATTTCTTTTTCTTCCATATATTCTTTTGCTAAGTATCTTGCTTTTATCATTGCATCATTTTCTAGGTACATTCTTATTATTAAATATACTATTCCTAGTATTGCTAATGTTGTAATGCATGCCATTTGGTTTGGCAATTTTCCGAATATTGCTATGATTAATACTGCAAAAAAGTATATTAAATATATATTTGAAAATATGAAGTTAAATAATAGTATTTTTCTGTTTTGTATTGAGTGTAGACATTCATGTGCTATTGTTTGTATTCGTGTATAGCTATTTCTTAGATTTCCTATTGATATTTTGTTTGTTATTGCTATATATACTGTTGCGTCTGATCCTTCGTTTTCTTCTATTTTTACTTCTTCATTTTTTAATTTTTTTAGGTATTCTTTACATATTTTTATGTTGCTTGGATATTTATCACTTATTTTG